ACTCCAGATGTCCCGTCAGAAAATACACCAATATAATTTCCTGCAGGGACAACTAATGATCTACCAAGAGCGCTAATTGTTGCATGGTTTGTGCCATATCCCAACATACCTGCTCCTGAAATAGTTGCTGTAATTGATTCCGAAGCAGAACCATTAGCAGCGTTCTTTTGAGTTAATACAATAACTGCTGCAGCATCAGATGATGTAGTCTTTGAAGCATATACAGTTGCATCTGTTGTCGCTGAAATAGTTTCACCAGCATTCAAAATAGATGTTGTATAAGCGGTTGATGCTTTAAGATCTGGAGCGGTAACAGTAACTGTCCATGTAAGGGCAGCAGATGTAACTGAGCCAGATGCGCTAGTTAATGTAGGAATAAATCTAACTATATATGTTCCAGCAACGCTAGGAACATAAAGTGATGATGTCAATTTTGCAGTAACATAACCAGTTGTATTTGTTGCTGGTGATATTGCTGCTGTTTTTGTATCTGCTGACAAAGCCACTGTTGCACTAGACGTTTCTGTAACGGTAAACTGTGGAACACTAGCAGCAGATGGAGCAGACAATACTGCTGATATTACTGAAACAGTATCTCCAATTGATGTTCCCAAAAATGATACTGACACAACTGCTGTTGCGGTTTCGCCAGGATTAATGGTGTCTGCTACAGCATCAATAGTTACGACATCTGCATATACGGTAGCCCGTGTCGGAGGTGCCGACATCACGCCAATAGTTAAGGCTGCAGCCAAAACTGTGGCAATTTTTTTAAATGAATTCATTTTTCTCCCTGTTCATATTAATTTATATTCTGATAGGAAATCTCTAACATCGTCAGGTAGTTCCCTGTCTTCTAATTTTACCATATCTCTTTGTTTTTGTTCAAGTTTAGTGGCAGAAGACCAAGTATGAACCTCAATTTCAAGATTAGAGTCCTTACTTGTGTGAGATATTGCTTGAAATACTGCCCCACAAACTGCGTCGGCAAGGTCCTTAGATTTTTTGCGAGGATGATCAATACGATTATTTTTCATAATTTTTAACTCGCTCATTTCTTCAAGCAATAAAGGTATCATTGGCATAACAATTCTTTCTTCATAAACCATCATAGCAAGATCTTCGTAATGTTTTTTGGCAACAGATATAGTATTTGTTTTTAATCCAACGGCCTTTAATTCTTGCTGAATATCAAAGGATTGCCACCTATCAAAACTTATCATTCCTATATTAAAACCTTCTCTACGAAGATTAATTATCCAGTTTTTTACTTCAGACAGGTTAACTGGTCCCTCTACTTTTGGTTCCCACCAAGCAACAGCATCTACAATAACTATGGGAGCAACCTGTTGATAATCTTTAATTACTTGAACATTTACCCATTTATCTACGTGTGCTATAGCAACCGCACACTTGTCATGTTTTTGTGCTAAGTCTGCATGTATGTAATATATTTTTTCAGGATCTGGTTTAAAAGATAAGTCAAATCTTCTATATGAGTCTAATGGATTTCTTAAGGTCATACATTTTTGTAACTTGTCCTTTTGTTTAAAAAAAGCATCAGAAGAATATATTGGAATACATGCAAATCTCATTAATGCATCTCCAAGATCTGTTAAAAATGCAATTTTAAAATCTTCTATTTTACGAGTAGGATTGACCTCCCAGGTAGGTCTTTTTAATGCAAACATTTTAGGATACTTATATGAAAGAATGTGATCTTCTTCCCAAACAATTTCAAATTGATTATCTGGACTCTCTGGCAATTCTTCATTTATAATAAATTTATGTCTGCGCTCTATTACTTCTTTTTCAGCAATTACATCTTCATACCGCTTAGAAATAAAATCACCAGCATAACGAGGAAAAGAAAGAAGAACTACTTTGCCAAGATCTGGAAAACGAGAATCTACTGTACCACGAAATGCTTTATAGATATTGTCAGCAGTTTTGCCCTGATCGTTACCAGTGCCAACATCAGTAGCAAATCCAGAAATTTCATCAAGCACTGCCAAAAATAAATTTAATCCCTCATGAGACTCTCGTTCTGAATGACCAGAGTAAACAGTAATTGATTTATTAAAACTAATTGAGTTTACTTTTGCTTCATATTTACCAGCAAACCATGGAGATTTTTCAATTTTATTTTTAAATCCCTTAAAAAAAACATTTTTTGCTTGCTCTGCATTAATAGCAACATTAATAATGTCTATTGCATCTCCACTTGGTTTTCCGAAATATCTTGCAGGATCTTTGAGACATAATAACTTATAGACAATATAAGCACAGGCAACAGTAGAAGTGTGATCTTTGCCGCTACCCTTACCCAACTGCAAGATGATTTCGTTTTTTGTGTATTTTTCATAGTGTTTTTCTCCAGCGTCTGTTCCTATTAGATTTTGTAAATCATTTTTTTTGTAAACCTGACTCATTGCCTCAACAATATCATATTGAATTTCAGATAAGGGTGGCTGACCAAGATAATCTGATGATTCTACAAACGTTTTTACATTTATTGGAATTATTTCAAATTGTTCATTTTTTAAAGCATCAATAAAATCATTAAACATCGTGGACAACAGTGATTACCTCACCTTCTTTGGCCACTTCAGACAATCTAGACATTATCAAATCTCTTACCTTTGGATGTTCTGAAGCAATATCTCTTAAAATTCCAACCAATATTTCTTGGCGTTTTTCTATTTCTATCATTTCTTCTGCTAATTCTTTGTTTTCTAACAATCCAGCCTTTTGTAGCATATCAATTCGTTTTGCCTCAATGTCCATAACTAATTTAATTGATTGAGTTTTTGCATTAAGATTGTTTGTCATTGATGCTTCATCAATAACCTCATATGCTTTTGTTATTAGTTTACTATAATGAGCGTCTGCTCCAACCAACGCTTCTTTTGCACGAGCACGAATAGCATCATTAGCAGATGCCATTATTCTCCACTCATTTAGATGAGCAACAACCCTTGTTCGTGGCATTTGTAATTGTTTAGATATGGTTGTTGGATCATTACCCTTTAAATATTCTTCAACAACTTTGTTAATTTCATCAAGATGTTGAACGATTTCGTTATCTGTTGTCATTTTTTTCTTTTGCCACCTTTAATAAAATTAAATATCCAATTAAATCATTAATATCGTCGTCTCCTGGATATTCTGTGCCTTTTGTCAAACGACTTAATTTGTCATCTATTCTAACGTTTAACTGTTCAATTGAACTTGATTTACTAAAAATTCTTAAAGGGTTTATAGCAGAGTCTCCGTATGCAATATTTTTTTCAATTAGCATCTGTGCAATCCCCATACAATTTTGTAATATTGCAAGGCCTGAAGGCGCTGATAATGAATGCAGATACAAATCATCATAATTGAAGTAATCAATATCTTTATATACTGGAACTGGTTTCATCTTTTTGACTTCCTTAATTTGAATTTTGCAAGGTATACATAAATGGTTTCTACGCTTACCCCACATTCTTTAGCAATTTCTTCTGGACTTTTTTTATCCATATGATAGCGTTTTTTAAGCCAAATTTGACTTTGATACATTTTAGCACTCATTGTTCATCCTTGTCAAATTTTATTGCTTTTTCCCAATTATTTACAGACCAATGACCTATTCCTGCTGCATCTGCTACATCATAATCTAATATTTTTTTGTCATAAATTATTTCTAATAGTTTTATTGTTCTTTTTTTTCTAAACTCTCTCTCATAGGCCTTGTACCAAGAAATAGATTTATTTGGATTAACAGATTTAATCTGAAACTGTTCTTCTTTTGTTAATTTTTTATTTCCTAAAAATGATTGCCAAGTTATTGGAGATACGCGACCAATTGTTTTTATACCAGCCAAACCAATACCTCCAATAATTGCTCCTTGTACTAAAGCAAGATCGGCAGCAGTTTTTGGACTATTCATAAATACCGTATGCTCAATTACTACAGCATCTAAATTTTTACATTGATTAAAAAATGCTCTAGTTTTTGCAGTTGCATCAATTGTTTTTTGATATATGTTATTTCCTTGCAAATTAATTTTTCCGTACCTATCTAATTTTTTATTAGTATAAAATGCAAAAGCAATATTATTTGTGCTTGCATCTATAGCGCATATTGAAATGGGTTGATTAATTGTATTGTTCATAATCAAAATATCCTTTTATTTCTTTTAACATTTTTTCTACTGCTTTTTTATGTATATTACAATTTTGACAAAATCCAGATTCGTTATAAATTGAAAGTTGTTGTTTACATCCACCTAAACAAATTCTTTTTTTACCAATTCGTTTTTGAATCCTTGTAACTTGATATCTTTCTACAATTTTATTTTTGGTTGCTTTATTTCTGCAATCAGAACTACAGTATATTTGATAACTTACTTTAGGTTTAAAAGTTAAATTACAATATTCACATTGTTTCACGCAATTCCTCCAGCGAAGCAATTTTAACTACACCATCACCCCGTTGATCACATGTTTTTTTAACTGGACATGTTTTACAAATTTTAGAGTTTGTTCTATAATTTTTAATTGGTAATTCGTTTTTCATCCATGAAGCACGAACATTAATCATCCAATTAAACGCATTGTCTGTCCATTTACGATAGTGATCATCGGCGTATATTGCAATTGGTAAAAGTTCATGATTATTTTTATTTTCATAAATAATAATTCCATGTTTGTGTTTAAGAATTTTCATATAAATTAATAATTGAACAATATGATCATTTTTGGCTTTTTTGCTGTTTTTTCTATGTTCAAAATGCTCATTGTTACAAGTTTTTATTTCTATAAGTACTTCTTTTCCATTCCAATCAACTATTCCATCTCCATGACCAAAAATTGGAGGATTTTCATTTCTTATATCAAACTCTGTTGTGTCTTCAAATTCTTTTGTTTTAGCATTTTCTTTTTTAAATATTTTGGCTATACCAGAATGTATTAAAGCATTTTGAATTCTTATATGACTATATGTTCCATTGGTTCTATTTGCAACACCATTAGGATCTATATAATCTTCAAACATAGAGCCTTCAAATGCAAAATACCAATATCTTGGACACTCTCCATGACCATATGCCAATGTTGATGGAGCAAAAGAATATTTGGTTGTTTGTTTAGGAACCAAAGGTTTTGTATATCCAGATTTTATTATATCTACAAGTCCAGTTAAATCAAAATTAATTTCTTTTGATTTTATACTTTCTTTTTTTAACATTATTTCTTTTAATAAGTTTTTAGTCATTGTTTACCTTTATTCCATTATATCAGTTAGCGAATTGTATATTTTAGTGCAGATACTAAATCGTTAATTGCTTCGGCAGAAGTATAATAAATATTCTTCTTACTTCTATTTCCCTTGTCAACATTTGCCATCCATGTGGCTTTTAATGACATTTTTGCTGCAATAGCCTGAAGCCTAACGATTTCTACGGTTACTACATTTAATGGAATATCTGGTTTAAGAATAGTCTTGGCTATAAATGTCAATGCGGTTGTTAATTCTTCATCTTGCATATATTCTGCAATTTCTGTCAAACCATTAATCTGATCTATTGCATTTTTTTGTGTATTTTCTGTCATTTTTTCTCTCCTGTTAGTTGATCTAATAGTTCAAATTCTATTATGGCTAATCTTGTTTTTTTGTTACCCTCGCCCAGAACAACCACAACTGCTGGGGACTTGTCTGTGCCAGCCTGCAAAGAATCTGTAACGGCTTTGGCCCAAATTTCTTGATTAATAGTAAAAGATTTTTTTGTTTCTTTAAAATCAATAACAAAATTTTTCCAAGTTGCATCACCCTTTTTGGTGTTACGACCAGAATTTTTATGCCGTTTAGCATTTATTCTTTTACTTTCGTTTTTCTCGCTCATAGTCTTTCTTCTTTTTATATTTAACTTGAAAAAGTTGTATTTTAGACAAATGTTTATTGCTACACATCCAAGACGCTATCCCAGTATCTAAATAGACTCTCATAGTTTTTACCTCTTCTTTACATGTTTTACAAGGAAATTGTCCTGGATAAACACTAAATTGTTCAGACATTATTTAATTTATTTTTCAATATTTGTTGAAAATTTAAATCGTCTTTAGCGCGTTTAATAAGACCATCTCTACCTTGAATTTTTGATCCATCTTCTAGTTGATACCATGCTCCAGTTCTGTTGACAATGCCAACGCTTTCTGCTGTATCAACAAGATCTCCAATTGAATCAATGCCAATATTATCTCCTCTAAAATAGAAATCATATTCTCCAGACTGAAAACCTGGAGAAATTTTAGAAAATTGCAATTCCCAACGAACCTTACGACCAATTTTTTCTTCAATAAGTTTATCACCTACATGAATTTTTCCTTTAATTGCTTGATTGTCTGATTCAGATGAGAATAGTTTAATAACACAGGAAGAATAAAATTTTGTGGCTTGGCCACCAGATGGTTGTTGACTTGTATACATAGAATTAATGTTGTTTCTTGATTGAGATATTAAAACTAATAATGTTGGTTTTATTTTATTATTAGCATAATTAAGCATTTTCCAGGCATTGCTAAAGTCTCTTGACTCTGCGCCAATTTGTTTAGTATTTTCAAGAGGCTTCATTTCATCTGTGTCTTTTTCAAAATAAATTGCAGGCAGCAAAGAAGTAATAGAATCAACAACAATTAAATCAACACCAGCATTCATTAATCCAACACCTACATCTACCATATCGCTAATAGTACGTACTTGTGAGTAGATAAGTTTTGTTGAATCTACTCCAAGTTTTTTAGCCCAGTCTTCAGAATATGACATTTCTGAATCTATCCATGCACAAATTTTGTTTTCTTTTTGCGCTAAAGCAATCATTTCTAAACACATTGATGATTTTGCTGATGACTTGCTGCCCCAAATTAATACTTGTCTACCATATGGCAAGCCACCATTTAATGCACGATTAAGACCAAAACTTGATGTGGGCTGATGATCAAGGGTAATGTTTTCTCCTGTACCCAAACGTTTACGTATTCTTGGATCTAATTGCGAAAATACTTCTTCTACACTAATTGACATTTACATCCTCCATAATTACTGTTCCTGTTTTAGTTTTGCCCAGAACAAATTTATAAGCATTGCCCTCTTTTATATGCATGTATGCTTTTGCAAAAGATGTTGGAAATATTGTAACAGACTGTAAGTCTCTAGATGTATCTGCTATCGTTAAAGATGCCATTCTTTTTCCTTTTTTAGTTAACCTTGGTTTAAATGCTATAACAAACATTTCATCATCTTTGTATGGCAATTGTCTATAATTTAAAAATTTAACAAGTGCATTTGATGAATTTTTTATTTCATCGACGGGAATTGCAGAAACAATGCGATTATCATTAGCAACAATAATATAAGTACGACCAGTCTCAATAACGGTATTTTCATCATCAAATACACCAACAGATCCAGTTTTATCTAAAATCTCAACTCTTGACCAACCCTTTCCTCTTTTAATTATTTTAACCATTCCCATTAAAATGAAAGATCCTTTTTCTTCAAAATCACAAATTTCATTAATAAACGCATGATAATGAGAAGGAACTGTAATGTTAAACTCTGGCAAGTTTAAATACTCATAAAGATTTTCATTTATTTTATTTTGATCTTTAGGATTATCTTCAAACGTTAATGCTCCAATGCAATTCATAGATTGAAGAGCACGACTGTTAGTGCCGCTGCCTTTTGTAAATGTAAAATTTTCTACTTCTTTGTAAGATTTAAATGGCCTTGCCGCTATGTATTTTTCTGCAATAGTATTAGAAATCCATTTAATAGCAGATAAACCAAATCTAATTCCTTTACCTTCAATTTTAAAATCAATATCTGATTCATTTATATGAGGTAATTGAATTGAGATACCCATACGTTTTGCTTCAATTAAATATTCTGTTCTTGTATCTTTATTATTCTCATTTTTAAGAAGAGCAAACATAAACTCTAACGGATAGTAGTATTTGAGCCACGCCGTCCAATACGAGACAGTACTGTAAGCAACGGCATGTGATTTGTTGAACGAGTAACCAGCATGAGCCTCAAAACTATGCCACAAATCCAAAGCGGTGTTAGGAGTAATAAAAGCAGAAGCGCCTTTAACGAATTTATCTTTGAATTCATCAAACTCCCTAGCATCTTTCTTTTTTCCAATAATCTTACGAACTTTGTCAGCCTCAGCCATTGTCATTTTGCCAAGTTCAACGCAAGTTTGCATTACTTGTTCTTGGTATAGGATACACCCATATGTTTCCTCTGTAATTGGTTTTAATACTTGATGCAAATAATCAATATTTTGACGTCCATGTTTTCTAGCGATATAGTTTTTACCAATTGTATTCATGGCTCCTGGACGTACTAGGGCATTAGATGCAGCCAATTCGGCAAGATTTTTAACTCTTATTTTTATTAAAAGATTTGTATATGGAGTGGCTTCACACTGAAAAACTCCTTTTGTATAACCATCAGATAACATATCGTACACATTTTTATCATTTAGGTCAATTGTAAGAAGATCTATCTTTGTTTTATCTCTTTTTTTAACAATGTCTATACAATCTTTAATTACGCTTAAAGTTTTTAATCCAAGAGCATCAATTTTAATAAGTCCAATCTTTTCAGCCTCTTCCATATCAACACCAACAACTGGAATACGTTCATTAGACCCTGGAGAGGAACGAGTTTCCATTGGAGCGTGTCTAAAAATTGGCTCTTTGCTTGTTACAATACCTGCAGCATGAACGCCAGTGCCACGAATTCGACCACGAAGTTGTTCGCCGTATAAAATTACTTCTGGATATTTTTCACGAAACCATTCAGAATTTTTAGAAGTTACAAAATTATCCCATGTGTCAACAGTTTTTAAAACTTTATTAACATCCGAAAGAGGAATGTTTAGTGCACGAGAAACATCTCTTACTACCCCTTTGTCTTTAAACTCTAAAAAGGTAGCAATTGAAGCAACATGTCTATATTGTTTAACAAGATAATCTTTGACTTCGTCGCGCCTTGAATCTTGAATATCTGTATCAATATCAGGAAAGTCATTACGCTCTGGATTAATAAAACGGAAAAACAATAAATTATTTTGTATAGGATCAATTTCAGTAATTCCAAGTAAATAACATAATAAAGATCCAGCAGATGATCCACGACCAGGACCAACCATAATATCTTCTTTTTTAGCCCAGTTAATCATATTGCTTACTACAAGAAAATATGGTGCAAATTTTTTATCACGAACAATTGTTAATTCTTCATCAAGTCTTTTTTCATATATATCATTACCAAGCCAATTACTATTAAGTTTATATTTTTCAAGATTTGCAAATGCTAAATTTGCTAATTCTTGATCTGGATTTTTATATTGAACTGGTAAAAGATTTAAACCAAATTTTAAATTATAATCTTCTATTTTATTTGTTATTTCTAGTGTTGATTCAAACATTTCTTTATCTATAATTCCATGTTTGGCCATAGCATTACTTATTTCTTCATAAGAAAGCAAATGAATATCAAACGAACGGAAAGACATTTGACGATTTGAACCATACAAATAATCAAGACGATCCATCATATTTTTTTGTTTTTTAGATTTTTCATATGTAACATCTTTTTGTAATTTTGTATGAGTATTAAGAATTAGCATCATTTCTTGAATAATTTTTTGATCAACTGTAGAATGATGACAATCTGGTGTAACAACAATTTTTACTTTATATGCCTTAGCAAGTTCAATAAGCGACTCATTTATTTCTTTTTTGTTATGTGGCATAATCTCAATATAAAAATCATCAATAAAGTTTTCTTTAAACCATTCAATATGTTTTTTTGCTTCTGCGTATTCTCCCAATTCAATTGCTTTTGCTATAAGCCCACTTATACAACCAGATAAGACAATAATGCCCTCTTTATATTTCTGTAAAACCTCAAAATCAATTCTTGGTTTTTTATAAAAACCTTCAGTCCAACCAATTTCATTTAGTTTATTTAAATTTTCTAAACCCTGTTGATTTTTAGCAAGAAGAATAATATGAAAATAATTAAGATCAAGCGGACCAGTTCTGTCAACTTTGTCACGCTTATCAAACCTATTGTATGCAATATATGCTTCTATACCAAGAATGGCTTTAATACCTGCCTCTTTACAGATACGATACATTTCGCGATGCCCTGACAAAGTACCGTGATCTGTAATTGCAATTGCAGGCATACCTAGTTTAACTGCACGTTCTACATATTCCTGTGGAGTAGCCACACCATCCATTAAAGAATAATGGGTGTGGACATGAAGTCCAACGTAAGACACTATTTAATTACCACTCAATATTTGATGAAGCAACAGATGGTGTATCAAAACCAAGATAAAATGCTTCTTGCTGAGCATAAGGAATTTTATTAAGAGCCTTTTCTATTACGTATGGCTCAACCTTTGACCAGTCAAATGGTTCTTTGTCTGGAGTTCCTGGAATTAATGTGTAACTTGTTTCAGTACCTTGGCCGTTTCGCTTTAATTTCCATGTGAGATTTGAAATGCTACCAGTTTCAAGTGCATACTCACGAATTGTATTAAATGATGATTGTTTGCTTACGCCCATAGCCCAAATTGCAGTGTATGGCTGTTCAATACCATCATCAACTAAAACGTTGCAGTAAAAACGAAGACGTGCTCTCCAGCCAGCCTTTGGATCTTTGCGATGCATTTCTTCTGCCCAGTCACGACCCTCTGAATCAATTGTGTCAAGAGCACGACGCTTGTAATCTTTTGGATTTGTATGCTCTTTAACTACCATAGCAAGACCGCGAGTCTGGCTGTAATTTGAAGAATCTTCATCTAATTCTTCAACAAAACGAATTTTTGCTGATTGTCCGTCTGCCAACTTAAGCCAACGAACTTTGTTTCCTTCATATTTTGGTTTATCAACTAAAGCGCTGATATTTTTTAACCCTTTTACTATTGTCATTTTTCTCCCCTTTTTTATTCTAGCATAGCGACTATTGAATTGTCAAACTTATAATTTAGTTTTTTAATTTCTTCATCGCTCATTTCGCCTATGTCTTTATATTTTTTGTCAATGTTTACAACAGCGACTTTAGAACCTATTTTACCTACAATACGCTCTGTCATAATAGCCCCCGCTTCATCATTGTCTGCTACTAGTATAACATCACTGAAATACTTTTCCAATAAATTCATCTGAGTAGATGAAACATTAGCCCCTAGCGTAGCAACTGAGGGGAAACCTACCTGATCTAGCCTAATTGCATCAAAAGAAGACTCTACAATATAAACAAACTTAAATGATCTAACTCTGTGCAAATTAAATAATATTTTTGATTTTTGTAGTCCTAAAGTATTTTTAAAATCTTTACCTTCAATTGATCTGCCTACAAAACCAATAGTAATTCCATCTGGAGACTGAACTGGTATAGTCACATAATCCTGTTTTTGAGAATATCCCAAACCAAATTTTTTAACAGATTCTTCTGTTATTCTACGACTATAGAAATAATTCATTGCTCTAGGTGATTCTATTGCTTGATTATTTAATCTTTTAAGCAATACCTCGTCAAATTGCACAAATTCAGGTTCAACGTTTAATTTTTTATCAATTAATTTAACAATATCCGTTTCAATATTTTTTTGTCTAATGTATCTAGCAGATTCAAAATAAGATCTCTTTGATACAGCCATAATGAATTCTGTAAGATTTTTGCTAGTCTGACAACCAAAACAAAAAAACAAACCCTTTTCTTTAGATACCGTTCCAGCAGGAGTTCTGTGATTATTATGAAACGGACAAAATATCATGAAATTACTTTCAGTTTGAGAAACAATCTCAATTCCAACTCCGTTTAATGCTCGTTCCACCTGTTCTTCATTATATATTTCATTAAACATTTTTTGCCTCAAAATCTTTATATCTGTAATAACCTTTATCAAAATCTACTTGAACTAAAAAGTCTCCCATAAAACCATTTCTATTTTTTCTAAATGCACATTCAATGATATCACTATTTGATGCACGACCAAGAGCAAGAACCCAATCTGCATCATATGCAATTTGTCTTGACCACGCTGTTTGACCCAAAGTTGGCACGGTATTTAAATTAGTAACATCATCAGGAGTAGCAGAAGAAATAGCAATAATTGGAATCTCTTCACTAATAGACATAAGTTTAAGTTCACGAGATAGGCTTTTCATTCGTACCGTTTCATTTTCTGATTTTTGGTTTGGACTCATGAGTTGCAAATAATCAACAACTACAAAGTTTGGTTTGTATTGATCTACCTTTCCACGAATAACATGTGGTGTAATTTCTCCACCACTGTCATTTGAAACAATATAAAATGGTGGTTTATTTTTAATTTTATCTTCATGCCATTTTTTAAGCACATCTGTCTCTGCTTCGCCATTGCACAATTTTCTGTGAGACCACAAGCCCTCTCCCATAATTGCATATACACGATTGCGGACCTCTACTTCCGACATTTCAAGACTTATAATTAATGGAGTCTTGCCCTGCTTCCATGACTCCACAGCAAAATATAAGGATAACCAAGATTTACCAATTCCTGGATAAGCCAAAAAAATACCAAGTTGACCTGGCATAATTCCAGAAGGAAGATAATTATCAAATCCTGGCAAACCAGTTTTAATACCTATTTTACCAAGTTGTTGTTCTTTACGAACATTTTCAAAATATGCTATGGCAGACTGAATATCTGTTGCATCAATATCACGAACTGCAGCAGTGTTCTTTTTTAACTCTGCCGTTTTTGTTATCAAATCATTTAATGCGGCAACGCCATTACCAGCCTGTACCTGTGCTGCGGTAGATCTTAGTATGTCCTTGATGGTGTCATTTAAATACTCTAACTGCAACTCTTCTAGGTGATATTTGGTAGATCCAATATTATTTTCTGGCAAAAAGTCTCTAAACTTTTCTACCACTAATTCTAACGGAGGTACAGAACTATTTATTTCTGCATACTTGCGAATAAAAACCCATAAATCATTATGAGTGCGTAGTATAGAGTCAATATTAGCCTGTAACAAAATATGTATTTGTTTGTCTTTTAATAGCGCCGATATTAATTTTGATTCCGTATTACTCACTTAACCACCTTTTGCCCAACTCTCTGCGCTCCTGTCTTTCTTTTAAATCTTGTTCTATTGTTATCTTGCTATTTAAAATTTGCTGTGCATGATAACCAAAATAATTCCAAGTAGGATTTTGTGCTGTAGAAAAATAATATTCTAATAAATCATAACACGTGCCCAAGCCATAAGAGTCTAATAAAGCATCTGCGACCCACTGTTCAGCATTGAAATTTATTACAGACTTGGCTTCGTATTTTTGTAAATACAATTTGTTATATCTACTCAGCAAAGCCATTCGGTCTTTGCGCTTTGCCATATTATTGTGTCGGTATCTCTGATCTTGCTTCTCTAACTTTTTCAATTAGTTGAGTTTCAACTAATTTATATATACGATTTTGTGCCTGTATAATATCTTCATCTTGACGAGTACAATCTGTAATTCCTAGATCAACTCTTAGTGATTCAAAGTTGCCTAGATTTAAAGTATAACCTAGAGTTGCTGATACTCTTGCTGCTTCTGTTTCCACTATTCCCCCCAAAGGACTAGATTTTTTCTGACCAGACTGGAATAAATCTTCCGTCTTCTGTTCTTGTATATGTAAGTATACCATCACCAATTCTGCGTGTCAATTCTTGAGTTGTAGGCGTAATTCCATTTGTAATTAATTTATCTTTTCTAGGTCTGCCTAAATGATAACTTGCGAGTATATCACGAATTTCTTTTACTTGAGATTCAGAATAATATGCTCTAATTTGAAATCCTCTCTTTCCACCTTCTTGTGCCCCAAGCGGAGGCGGAATGATTCCTCGTTTTATTAAACTTGGCATATATTTTCTATGCCTATTGACAAGTTTAGCAGTTTCTGATACAGTAAATGCTCTTTCTCTATTTTTTCTAAAATCAGATCTTAAACAGGTTTCCAGTCTATCCTGAGTAATATTATAAAAAGTTACCATGCCAGTTGATCTAGAACTGTGATAAAATCTAACAAGGTTGTTATTTACAAACCAAATTTTTTTATTACCTTTAATTACAGGCTCGTTATTATAACCTTGGACCTCAATTTTTCTTGGTCCATAAGCCATGTGCCCTCCTTACTGCTTGACGGGGGATGAAAAAATTTTCTATATCCGCAAGTCAGGCAATATATTTCTAAATGTATTGAACTAGAATATTGTCTATCAACAAACATTCTACGATTGCATTTTGTGCAATAAAGAAACAAAAAATACCCCTCAGTTTGAAATACCAACAGCAATTATATTAACGTTTAGAGAAAGGTCTCCTGATGCGCCAAACCTTACAACCCCTTCTACTCTTGACACAGTAATTGATTTTAAAATAACTGTAACATTTTGTCCAGCAGGAGTATTTCCAATATTAACTGGTGTTGCAGTAACAATTGGTGGAAATTTAAAATCTGTTTTGAAATTATATTCAAAAGTTTTTTCGTTACCAGCGCTTACTGTTGAGTTGTTTGCCACCTCTCTAAAACCACCAACAATTTGTAATTCAGAAGTTTT